GGTAAGGGACGGCGCGGGATCCCGCTACGGCAACTAGCTGAAAATGCTTAGTCGAACCACCCCATGAAGGCGATTAGCCTGCGCGCGTACGCACGCCACCGGCAAGCGCGCAGCCTGCCGGGCGGGACGCTGCGCGCGGTGCAGGTCGCGATCCGGGATGGCCGCCTGGCGAGCTCGCTCACCAAGGACCGCACGAAGATCCGCAGCGCAAAGGCGGCGGATGCCGAGTGGGCGGCGGCGACGAAGGGCGATCACGTCCCGCTCACCGGCCCGACGTCGATCGCGGCGAGCCAGGCGCCGAACCCGCTCGCCGAGGCGCGCGCGAGGCGCGAATCCGCGCAGGCGTCGATCCGCGAGATGGAGCTCGCCGAGCGCCGGGGCGAGCTCGTCCCGAGCAAGGATGTCGAGGCGCATCTCGCCAACCTGTTCGCCCAGTGCCGCACGCGGTTGCTCGCGATCCCGGCGCGAGCTCGCCAGCGAGATCCGTCGCTGTCCGGTCCGCAGCTCGCGCTCCTCGAGGCGCTCCTTTTCGAGGCGCTCGAGGATCTCGCCGGCGCTCCCCCGGAGCGCGATGAGCGCGCGGCCGGGTGAGCTCGACGCGGCCATCGCGCGCGCGCGGCAATCGTGGCGGGCGCCGCGCCGGCTGACGCTGTCGGCGTGGGCGGAGCGCTACTTCGTGTTGAGTGCCGAGACCGCGGCCGAGCCGGGGCGATGGCGCGCGCTTCCGTACCAGCGTGGGATCCTCGACGCGATCACCGATCCGGACGTCACCTACGTGACCGTGATGAAGAGCGCTCGCGTCGGGTACACGATCTCGCTCAGCGCCGCGATCGGTTACTTCATTCATCAGGACCCGAGCTCGATCCTCGTCGTGCAGCCGACCGTCGACGACGCGAAGAATTTCAGCAAGGAAACGATCGCGCCGATGCTGCGCGATGTGCCCGTCCTCGCGCAGGTCGTGTTCCGCGATCTCGAGGAGCGCGGCAAGGGCCCCAAGGATCCCTCGTCGACGCTCACGCACAAGGCCTTCCCCGGCGGCGTGCTGTCGCTCGTCGGCGCCAACAGCGGCACTGGCTTTCGACGCGTGAGCCGGCGCGTGATCATGTTCGACGAGGTCGACGCGTACCCGCCGAGCGCCGGCGCCGAGGGCGATCCGATCGCGCTCGGCATGAAGCGCGCGGAGTACTTTTGGAACCGGAAGATCATCGCCGGCTCGACGCCGCTCGTCGCCGGCTCGAGCCGCATCGAAGAGATGTTCGAGGCCGGCGATCGACGGCGCTACTACGTGCCGTGTCCGCACTGCGGACACTTCGATATCCTCGCCTTTAACGCGAAGTCCGATCGCGGCCACGTCATGCGCTGGCCGGAGGGCCGGCCCGAGGAGGCGGCGTTCGAGTGCCGTGGCAATGGTTGCGTGATCGAGGAGTCGAGCAAGCGCTCGATGCTCGAGGCCGGCGAGTGGCGCGCCGATGACGAGTTCGATGGCCACGCCTCGTTTCATATCTGGTCGGCCTACTCGCTCTCGCCGAATGCGACATGGGGACAGATCGCCGCCGAGTTCCTCGCGGCCAAGCGCGGCGGGACCGAGAAACTGAAAACCTTCGTGAACGCCACGCTCGGCGAGACGTGGAAGGATCGCGGCGAGGCGCCCGAGTGGGAACGGCTCTACCAGCGCCGCGAGACGTACGCGATCGGTAGCGTCCCCGCGGGGCCGATTGTCCTCACCGCCGGCGTCGACGTACAGAAGGATCGACTCGTGTTCGAGATCGTCGGGTGGGCGCCGAACAAGGAGTCATGGTCGGTCGATGCCGGCGAGCTCTACGGAGACACCGCGCTCGAGGCGACGTGGGCGCAGCTCGACGCGCTGCTCTCGCGCGCGTACCCCGGCGCCGACGGACGCGAGATGCTGATCTCGATGCTCGCGGTCGACGCCGGGTACAACACGCAGATCGTGTACGGATGGGCTCGCCAGCATCCGATGTCGAGGGTGATCGCCTGCAAGGGCGTGAGCGGTGCGCGCATGCTGGTCGCCACGCCGTCGCCGGTCGACATCACCGTCCGCGGCCGGCGGATGCAACGCGGCTACAAGGTCTGGCCGGTCGGCGTCGACCTGGCGAAGGGCGAGCTCTACGGGTGGCTCCGGTTCGCGCGCGACGATGGCGATCCGCCGCCTGGCTACTGTCACTTCCCGGAGTACGGCGAGGAGTATTTTCGTCAGCTCACCGCCGAGCACCTGGTCACGGTTGCGAACCGCCGCACCGGGCGCGTGCGGCTCGAGTGGCAGGTGCTGCCGAACCGCGAGAACCATCACCTCGACGCACGCATCTACGCGCGCGCCGCGGTGGCGGTGCTCGGGATCGATCGGCTCGCGCCAGTTCCGCGCGCGAAGTCATCGGCGCCGGCGAGCTCGCCACCACCGGAGCCACCGCCCCCCGAACCGCGCGAGCAGCGCCGTGGCGGATGGCTCGGCGGCCGTCGTGGCGGATGGCTCGGCGGCCGTCGCCGTTGACACTCCGCGGGGACCGATGATCGTGTCCATTCCATGCCCTCGCTGACATGGACCCAAGAGGACCTCGACAAGCTCAAGGCCGCGGTCGCATCGGGCATCATGACCGTCACCTACGAGGGTCCGCCTCGGCGCTCGATCACGTATCAGAGCCTCAGCGAGATGCGCGATCTACTCGCCGAGATGGCCGGCGCGATCAACGCCGCGTCCGGCAGCGGGTACCGACTGGCCGCAACGCGGAAGGGCCTCTGACATGGCCGACAGGGACAACCTCCTCGAGCGCGCGATCATGATGCTCTCGCCGCGATGGGGGCTCGAGCGCGCCCGGGCTCGGCTGCTCGCCCGCCACTTCGAGGCGGCGTCGAGCGGACGGCGCACGAGTGGCTGGTCGCGGCGCCTGACCGACGCCAACGCGGCGGCGTCCGGCGCGACGCTCGGCTATCTGCGCGCGCAGGCGCGCGACCTGGTGCGAAACAACCCATGGGCGCGGCGTGGCCTACGGCGCCTCGTCACGAACACGGTGGGATGGGGGATCCAACCCAAGGCGATCGGCCGCGGCGCCGCGCATACGATGGAGCTGTGGCGGCGGTGGGGCGAGACCACCGAGTGCGACGCGGCCGGCCGGCTCACGTTCTACGGGCTCCAGCGCCAGGTGATGCGCACCGTCGTCGAGGCCGGCGAGGTCCTCGTGCGGCTGCGGCGCCGGTTGCCCCAGGATGGGCTCGCGATCCCGTTGCAGCTCCAACTCCTCGAGCCCGATCACATCGACACGGGAAAGGACGGCATGACCGGGATGGAGGGCGGGCCGATCATCCAGGGCGTGGAGTTCAACGGCATCGGTCGCCGCGTGGCGTACTGGCTGTTCGACCAGCACCCCGGCGGCATGGGCCCCGTGAGCCCGGTCTCCAAGCGCATCCCGGCGGCGGGCATCCTGCATATCTTCGATCAGGAGCGCCCCGGCCAGGTTCGCGGTCCGTCGTGGTTCGCATCCGTCGACGTGCGGCTGCATGACTTCGACGAGTTCGAGGACGCGACGCTGATGAAACAGAAGATCTCGGCGTGCATGGCGGCGTTCGTGACGGACGTCGACGGCTCGGGGACCGCGATCGGCGAGGTCGGCACCGACGACGCGACCGATCAGCCGACCGACACGCTCGAGCCGGGGATGATCGTGAACCTGCCGGCGGGCCGAACGGTTACCGTCGCTAACCCGCCGACCGCGAGCGACCACCAGTCGTTTTCGCAAACCGCGCTCCGCGGCGTGGCCGCCGGTCTCGGCGTCACCTACGAGGACGAGACCGGCGATTACTCTCAGGTGAACTTCAGCTCGGCGCGCATGGCGAGGATCGCGCACATGGCTGACGTCAACGATTGGCGCTGGAACATGCTGATCCCGCAGTTCTGCGCGCCGGCGTGGGGCTGGATGATCGACGCGTTGCTGATCGCTGGCGAAGAGGTCGAGGCCGCGCCGGCCAACTGGACGCCGCCCGCGCTACCGATGATCGATCCGGCGAACGAAGGACTCGCGCTCGCGCGGCTCGTGCGCACCGGCGCGTTGACCCACGACGAGATGGTGCGCGAGCAGGGCTACGATCCGGACACATTCTGGACGGAGTACGCCGCCTCGCTCAAGCGACTCGACAAGCTCGAGATCGTGCTCGACAGCGACCCACGCAAGACCACCGCCGCAGGACAAGCGCAGGCCGCCGCGCCAGCCACCGCGAGCGCGAACGCCGCGAGCGCGAGCTCAAGCGATGCCGCGCCGAGCGCCGCACATGGCGACGCGTCCGCGTCCGCGGCTTGACAGCCAACGCACCCCGTGATCCTCACGGGGGCATGGCACAGCGACGTGTCACGCGAGCGATGCCTCGGCTCGAGATCCGCGCGGAGTTCGCGCCGTCGACGCTCGACGTCGACAAGCGCTCGGTGCAGCTGACGTGGACCACGGGCGCGCGCGTGCTGCGCGGATTCTGGGATCCCTACTACGAGGAGCTCTCGCTCGAGCCCAAGCACGTCCGCATGGAGCGACTGCAGAGCGGGGCGGCGCCGCTGCTCAACTCCCACAGCAGTTTCGATCTCGCCGACGTGATCGGCGTGGTCGACAGCGCGAAGCTCGAGGGCAAGCGCGGGACCGCCGTGGTGCGCTTTGATCGCGGGCCCCAAGGCGAAGACGCGTTCCGCAAGGTGACCGACGGGATCCTCCGCAACGTCTCCGTCGGCTACCGCGTCCACAAGCTAGTCAAGGTCGAGGACGGGGAGGGCAAGACCCCCGTCTATCGTGCCGAGGATTGGGAGCCCTACGAGCTCTCGATGGTCCCGATCGGCGCCGATGCCGGAGCCGGAACCCGTGCACAGCTCGCCACGAACCCTTGCGACTTCATCGAGGAGCGAACCATGGATCCCGAGGACACGACCACCACCACCGCCAGCGACGATCCGAAGCCATCCCCCGCTGTGTTGGCGACGCGCGCGGCGAGCGTGGCGCGCATCGAGGACGCCAAGGCTCGCGCGGAAGAGAAGCAGGCCGCCGCCGAGGAGGCGCTCGCCAAGGAGCGTCTCCGCTGCGCGGGGCTCCGCACGATCGGCCGACAGGGCAAGATGGGCGAGCCATGGATCGAGGCCGTCATCGAGGCCGGCACGTCGGTCGAGGAGGCGCGCAGGCTCGTGCTCGAAGAGATCGCCAAGCGTGATGGCCAGGTCGAGATCGGCAATGGGCTGCGAGTGTCGGCCGGCGAGGACGAGCGCGACAAGTTTGTGCGTGGCGCCTCGGCGTGGCTGTTCGAGCGCACCGGTACCCGCAAGCTCGTCGAAGTGGCCGCCAAGAAATCTCCCGAGCTGTTCAAGGATGTCTCGTTCGATCCGGGAGAGTTCCGGGGAGCATCGCCGATCGATCTCGCCCGGGCCTCGCTCGAGCGCCGCGGCGTGAATACGCGCGGGATGGACCGCATGCGGCTCGTCGGCGAAGCGTTCACGCATCGCGGCGGCAGCTATCAGACGACCGGCGACTTCCCGATCCTCCTCGAGAACGTGCTCGGCAAGGTGCTGCTCGGCGCCTACGCGATGCAGGCGAACACCTGGGAGCGATTCTGCGGCACCGAACAGGTGTCGGACTTCCGTACCAGCAACCGGTACCGCACGGGCTCGTTCCCCGGCCTCGACGTGATCGCCGAGCACAGTGAGTACAAGAGCGGGACCGTGCCGGACGGGGCGAAGTACCCGCTCAGCACGCAGCGCCTCGGCAAGATGTTCGGCCTCTCGCGCGAGACCATCATCAACGATGACATGGGCGCGCTCACCCAAGTCGCAACCGAGCTCGGCAAGTCGTCGATGCGCACGATCGAGAACGCGGTCTATGCACTGCTCGCGCTGAACTCCGGCCTCGGCCCGACGCAAAGCGACGCGCAACCGTTCTTTCACGCGAACCGCTCGAACGTCGGCACCGGCGCGGCGATCTCCGTCGCCAGCATCGACGCCGATCGGGTGGTGATGCGGGCGCAGAAGGATCCCAGCGGGCTCGACTATATCGACCTGAACCCCGCCGTCCTGCTCGTGCCGGACTCGCTCAAGGGCACGGCGCAAGTGATCAACGATGCGCAGTACGATCCCGACACCGCGAACAAGCTGCAGCGCCCGAACATGGTGCGCGGCCTGTTCGGCGACATCATCGGCACCCCGCGCCTCGCGGCGGCGTCGACCCGGCGCTATCTGTTCGCGGCTCCGGGCGAGGCCGCGGCGATCGTCGTCGTGTTCCTCGAGGGCTACGGCCGCGGACCGGTGCTCGAATCACAGCAGGGTTGGCGCATCGACGGCGTGGAGTGGAAGGTCACGCTCTACGCGAAGGCGCAGATGGGCGACCCAAAGGCCGCTGTTACCAACGCAGGCGTCTAAGGAGCACGACATGGCAACCAACTTCATTCAGCCTGGCGACGTCCTGGATCTCACCGCTCCATCGGGCGGCGTCACCGCCGGCGTCGCAGTCCTGATCGGATCGCTGGTCGTCGTGCCGACGGCGACGGTCGCGCAGACCCTACAGTTCGAGGGCCAGATCACCGGCGTGTTCACGCTCGCCAAGGCCACCGGTGCGACCTGGTCGGAGGGCCAGGTCCTCTACTTCGACAGCTCGGCGGGCAACTTCGCGACCGCGCAATCGGCCACCGCCCGGCGGGCTGGCGTCGCGGTCGCTGCCGCAGCGAGCGGAGACACCACCGGCAAGCTCAGGCTGAACAACATCAACGCGGCCGCGAACGTCGCCTGAGAGCAGGCCGTGAGCCTGCTGCTGTTCGACGGGTTCACGGCAGGGGAAGCTGTACCGGCTCCGTCGGTCTTCACCTCCCCGTTCGCTGCGCTCGTCGAGCTCATCGACCGCTCGGTGCTCGACGTGCTCGGCGGAGAAGCCGTGGTCTATCAGCCGGCGGACGATGACCCGGTCGAGGTGACCGGCGTGTTCGACGCGCGGTATGTGCTCGCCAAGGGCGACCCGGAGGCTGGCGTCGAGACGCTCGGGCCGGCGGTGTTCCTGCGGCTCGACGACCTGCCAACCGATCCCGAGCTCGACGACCCGATCCTCATCATCCGCGCGCTCGAGTATCGCGTCATCGAGCGCCGGACGGACGGCATCGGAGGCATCGTGCTCGCGCTTCGCCTGGTGGCGTGAAGCAGGGGCCCGGCGCGTGGCGGCCCCGGCGTTGACAGGCGCGCCCCGGCGTGATCCTCAGAACGTGGATGGCTCACGGCCGCAAGCTCATCCGCCATGCGGTGGTCACGCGGCTAACCAACGCGACGGCCGCGGGCAATCGGGTGTCCGCCACGCGGATGGACCCGCACCGTAAATCCGACCTTCCTGCGATCTCCGTCTACACGCTGCGCGAGCCGACCGATCCGGGCAGCTCGAGCACCGCGCCGCGTGAGCTCACGCGAGACGTAAAGGTGGAAATCGCCGGATGGGTAGTGCACAGCGACGCGCTGCCGCTCGACGATGCGATGGACGACCTCGCCGAGCAGATCGAGATGGCGATGGATGCCGACCCGTTCCTCGGCGGTGCCGCCGGCGACTCGTTCCTCGAGAGCACGGAGATGCAGGTTCGCGAGCCCGACGGCGCCAGCGACCCGCTCATCGGCATCATCACGCTCACCTACTCGGTGACGTACCGGACGATCCCGTCCGCGCCCGCGAACCTCGACGACTTCCTCACCGTCGTTCAGTCGACGCCGATCGTCGGAGGCGTGGCGGACACCGTGCCAGCGAGTGACCAGTTCACCGTGCAGGAGATCGCGCCATGAGAGTGAAGATCGCCAATCCAGAACTCGCCGCCGGGCTGGTCGACCCCCATACCAAGCGCCGACCGTTCCTCGATCCGGAGGGCCGGCCGATCCTCGACGCGATCGACGTCCCGGACACATCCCATTGGGCGCGGCGAGTGCGCGACGGTTCGATCGTCCGCGTCGCCGCCGCGACCGCCGCCGAGCCGAGTGGCGCCGAGCCGATTCCACCGCTGACCACGCGAGAGCGGAGGTAACCCATGTCGATCAGCTTCACCTCTATCCCGTCGACGCTGCGGGTTCCATTCGTGGCGGTCGAGTTCGACGCCACGCGCGCGCAGCAAGGGCCCGCGCTCCTCGCGTACAAGGCGCTGCTCATCGGGCAAAAGCTCACGGCCGGCACCGCGGCGGCCGACTCGCTCGTCAAGATCACCAGCGTCGACCAGGCGATCACGTACGGCGGCCGCGGCTCGATCCTGCACCGCCAGGCGCTCGCATGGTTCGCCTCGAACCACTCGACCGAGGTGTGGCTCGGCGTGCTCGCCGACAACGGAAGCGGAGTGGCCGCGACCGGCACGATCGTGGTTGCCGGCCCGGCGACCGCGACCGGGACGATCGTGCTCTACCTCGGCGGCGAGCGCATCACGGTCGGCGTCAACAGCGGCGATGCATCGACCGCGATCGCCACCGCGATCAATGCAGCGGTCAACGCCGCGCTCGATCTGCCGGTGACCTCCGGTGTGGCGAGCTCGACCGTCACGCTCACGTTCCGGCACAAGGGGCTCGCCGGCAATAGCTATGACGTCCGGCACAGCTTCCGCGACGGTGAGGCGCTGCCCGCCGGCGTCGGACTGACAATCACGGCGATGGGCGGTGTGATCGCCGGGACGCTGAATCCGGTGCTCACGACCCTGGTCGCGGCGATGGCCGACCTGTGGTTCCAGATCTGGTCACACCCATACACCGACGCGACGAGCCTCACCGCGATCGAGACCGAGCTCGCGACGCGGTTCGGTCCGATGCGCTCGCAGGATGGGATCGCGATCACCTCGGCGTTCGGCAACTTCGCGACGCTGGATGCGTTGGGCGCCGGGCGCAACAGCCCGCACTCGGTCATCGTCGCGCAGCCCGGCGCATCGCCGCTGACGCCTCCCATGGAATTCGCGGCGGAGACCGCGGCGATAGTCGCACTCTATGGCGCGGAGGATCCGGCGCGGCCGTTCCAGACACTCGCGCTCACGCGCGCGCTGGCGCCGGCCGAGACCGATCAGTGGTCGCTCGACGAGCGCAACCTCCTCTTGTTCGACGGCGTCGCCACATCCAAGCGCGTCGCCGGCGGCACGGTGCAGCTCGAGCGGATCATCACGACTTATCAGACGAGCCCCGCCGGCGCGGACGACACCGCGTACCTCGACGCGACGACGATGCTCACGCTGCTGTATCTCCGTTACAGCTTCCGCGTGCGGATGCAGACCCGCTACCCGCGGCACAAGCTCGCGAACGACGGCACGCTGTTCGGCTCGGGCCAGGCGGTGGTCACGCCGAAGCTCGGCAAGGGCGAAGCGCTGATGTGGTTCCGCGAGATGGAGGAGCTCGGCCTGGTCGAGGGCTTCGATCAGTTCAAGCGCGACCTCGTGTGCGAGCGCAACGTGAGCAACCCGAACCGCCTCGACTTCCTACTGCCGCCCGACCTGATCAATCAACTCATGGTTGTCGGAGCGCAGATCCAGTTCCGACTCTAGAAGGGAGATGGCCATGGCCGATCAGCGACGAGCGGGTCTGATTCAGCTACAGGTGAACGGCGAGATCCAGGACGCGAAGGGCTCCTTCTCGTACAACCTCGGCCGCCCCAAGCGCGAGGCCATGATCGGCGCCGATCGCGTGCATGGCTACAAGGAGGCGCCGCAGATCGCGTTCATCGAGGGCGCGATCACCGACCGCGGGAGCCTCGACGTCGGCGCGCTTGCGAGCGCGACGGGCGTCACCGCCACGCTGTCGCTCGCGAATGGCAAGGTGATCGTGCTGCGCGATGCGTGGTTCGCTGGCGACGGCACCGTGACCAGCGAGGAAGCGGAGATCTCGGTGCGCTGGGAAGGCGCCAATGCTGAGGAGGTCAGCTGATGTCCGCCGCGATTGCATCGGTCCCCGCCGACGAGGCGCCCGCGCCCACGTGGCCGCGCGTCGTTACGTTGTCGCACCCGATCAGCTTCGGCGAAGAGCGCATCGCGTCGCTCGAGTTCCGGCGCGGCAAGCTCGCCGACATGAAGGGGCTCAAGTTCGGCGAGACGATCGCATCCGCCGACCTGGTCTTGATCGCGTCGCGTCTCTGCGGCAAGCCCGTCGCCGCGCTCGATCTACTCGACATCGACGATGCCGGGGAGGTGATGGACATCGCGCTCGATTTTTTCACTCGGTGCCTCGCGGCTGGGAAGAGGCGCTAGCCGTCCTCGCCCACGTGCTGCACTTCCAGCCGACGGAGCTGTGGGCGCTCGAGGTCGACGAGCTCGTCTTCTGGCTAGATCGAGCGACCTGGATCCACAAGCGCCATGGCTGAGAAGGAAACCAAGCTCTCGATCGTTGTCCGGACCGTCGACAAGGCGACGGCGAAGATCCAGGAGATCGGTAAGCGCATCGACGCCGCCACGCGTCCGATCCGCGACTTCAGAAGAGCGCTCGGCGAGCTGCGCGAGAAGAGCGGGCTCGACGATGTGATCGGCGGATTTCGGGGCGTCGGCGGCGCCATCACCGGCATCCTCGGCAAGGTGGCCATGATCGGCGGCGTGGTCTCCGGCGCGGTGGCCGGCCTCGGGTCGCTCGTCGACGAGTTCGACAACCTCGGCGACCTGAGCGAGCGACTCGGCGTGAGCGTCGACTTCATCGCGCAGCTCCGGTTCGCAGCCGAGCGATCCGGCGCGTCGGTCGAACAGCTCGACTCGAGCCTGCAAACGTTCACGACGAACCTCGGCCGGGCGCGCGCCGGCACCGGGAGGATGGCCGCGTTCCTCAAACAGGTAAGCCCCGCGCTCCTCCAACAGCTCAAGGCGGCGAAGAGCAACGAGGAGGCGTTCGGCCTGCTCGCCGATGCGATGGCGAAGCTACAGGATCCGGCCAAGCGCGCGGCGCTGGCGCAGATGACGCTCGGCGATGCGGCGCTAGGACCGCTGATGGCGCGCGGGGCGCCCGGCATCAAGGTGCTCACGGATCGCTACGCCGAACTCGCCGGCTCGCAGGAGGGCGCGGCCGCCGAGGCCGGCAAGGTAGACGACTCGTTCAAGGATCTGAAGGCCGCCACCGACGGAGTCAAGGCCGCGCTCGTGCAGGGCTTGGGGCCAGCGCTGAAGGTCATCGTCGACCAGCTGGCGAACTGGTTCAAAGAGAACCGCGGGAAGATCGCCGAGTGGGCGGCGAGCCTCGGCAAGAAACTCCCCGGCGCGATCATGTCGCTCGTTGGCTCGTTCAGGAGCGCGCTCGACACGGTGCTGCCGATCATCGACGCGATCGGTGGCTTCAAGACTGTCGCGATCGCGCTGGCGGCGATCATCGTCGGGCCGCTGATCTCGGCCGTCTATGGGCTCGGCGTCGCGCTGCTCACCACCCCGGTCGGGTGGATCGTCACCGGTATCGCTGCGATCGCCGCGGGCGCTACCTTGCTCGTCAGACACTGGGATGGAATCAGGGAGTTCTTCGTCGATCTGTGGGATTGGATTGGCGCGAAGTTCGGGTGGGCGAGGGATCTGATCATGATGGTCATCGCGCCGATCATCGCGGTGCCGGCGATGATCATCGAGCACTGGGATGGGATCAAGGTGTTCTTCGTCGGCCTATGGGACGGCATCACATCGGTGTTCGAGCGAGCATGGGGGATCATCAGCGGCATCGTCGACAAGGTGATCGGTGCGGTCACCGCGGTCACCGATGCGATCGGTTCGGTGCTCGAGACTCCCGCCTTCGTCGATATGATCGAGCGACCGAATGCGCCGTCTTTGAACGACGTGCTCGCGCAATCGCAAGCGACGATCGCGGGGATGCGAGCGCAAGCGACCGCGGCGCACGTGACCGTCGACTTCGCCAACGCGCCGCGCGGGACGCGCGTCAAGACCGATCCGCAGAACACGGCTGATGTCGATCTGTCCGTCGGGTACCAGATGCTGGGAATCGGTCCATGACCTGGCGCGAGGATCTCCGTCGGGTCAACGTCGGCGGCCGCCAGCTGATCGGCGCGTCGTTCCGCGGCGTGGCGTTCCTCGTCGACTCCGCTGAACGCGGCGGAGGACGGCGGACGGTGGTGCACGAGTTCCCGCTCCGCGATGACCCGTTCGTCGAGGACCTCGGGCGACGCGCGCGCACGTTCCGCGTCGAGGGCTACGTGATCGGCGACGACTACCTGTCGCAGCGCGATGCGCTCCTTACCGCGCTCGAGGATGTCGCCGGCCCCGGCGAGCTCGTCCATCCGTACCACGGCGTCCGGCGCGCGGTCTGCGTTACCGTCTCGGTCCGTGAGACGCGGGCCGATGGCGGGATCGCGGTGTTCGCGATCGAGTTCGCCGAGACGCCCACGCAGGCGCCGGTCCCCGTCGAGGTCGTCGACTCCGCCGAGCAGGTCTCCGACAGCGCCGATGCGGCGGCCACCGCGACCGAGGCCGAGCTCGTCGAGCAGTACGATGCCGAGGGGCTGCCAGCGTTCGGCCTCGCCTCCGCGGAGACCGCGTTCACGTCAGCGGTCGCCGACCTCTCGGCGAAGCTCGCTCCGATCGTGACCGCAACCCAGGAGCTCGCGACGCTCACCGGCCAGGTCGCGCTTTTCACCGTCGAGGCGTCCTCGCTCGTCCGCGAGCCGGGGGCCATCCTGGGCGAGTTCCGATCCGCGATCGCCGGGCTCGTCGAGACGGCGGCGGCGGCGCCGGGAGCCTTGATGGGCGCGCTGTTCGCGATGTACCTCACCGACCTGGGATCGCCGGTGGTCGCGACCACGACGACGCGCGAGCGCGAGCTCGCGAACCAGCTCGCGTTGACCGGCGGGCTACGCCGGGTGATCGCGATTGAGGCGGCGCGGCTGTCCCCACTCGTCCCGTACACCTCGATCGACGAGGCCACCGCGGCGCGCGATCAGGTCGCTGCGATGCTCGACGAGCAAGCCGGGCTCGCCGGCGACACGGCATACCCCGCGCTCGTGAACCTCCGCTCCGAGGTCCTGCGCGCCGTGCCTGGCGGGACGGCGTTCGCGCGCGTCGTGACCGTTACCCGAAGCGTCGCGATCCCGTCGCTGCTACTGGCCTACCAGCTCTACGGCTCGGTCGAGCTCGAGCCCGACATCATCGAGCGCAACGGCATTCGGCACCCGGGCTTTGTCGCCGGCGATCTGAGGGTGCTCGGCGATGTCTGACGTGGCGCTCGTCGTCGACGGCCGCCGCTATGGCGGCTGGAAGTCGGTCCGCGTGACCCGCTCGATCGAGAGCCTGGCCGGCTCGTTCGCGCTCGACGTGAGCGATCGGTGGAATGGGCTCGACGATCCGTGGCCGATCGCCGAGGAGGACGAGTGCCGCGTCGAGATCGACGGTACGGTGGTGATCGATGGCTACGTCGACAAGCGAAGTCTGTCCGCCTCGGCGACCGCCCGGTCGCTGTCATACTCCGGTCGCGACCGCGCCGGCGCGCTCGTCGACTGTTCTGCGATCGTCGAGGCAGGAAGCGTCCGCGGCTCGAAGTGGACGTTTCAGAACGTCAACGTCTACGAGCTCGCGAAGGCGATCGCTCTGCCGTTCGGCGTTCAGGTATCGGTGCAGGCCGGTCTCGGCTCGCTCCTCACGAAAGATCGCAAGGTCGTGGTGCACCCCGGCGACTCATGCTTCGACGTGATCTCGCGCGCAGCGGGCGCCGCCGGCGTCCTGGTGGTGAGCGATGCCGCGGGCGGGATCATCATCACGCGCGCGGGGACCACTCGAGCAGCATCGCTGGTCGAGGGCGAGAACATCCTCTCGGCATCGGTCGAATACGACGCATCCGACCGGTTCCGCCGGTACCTGATCTCGTCGCAGATCCCAGGGACCGACGAGTCATCGGGGGAGGCGACGCGGATCCAGACCGAGGCGACCGACGCCGGCGTGCGGCGAACGGATCGCGTCATCCTGATCCGTCCCGACAAGGGGTACAACACGGCCGACTCACGGCGCCGCGCCGACTGGGAGGCGCGGATCCGGGCCGCGCGCGCGGAGAAGGTTACCGTCGACGTGCTGGGATGGACACAGCCGAGCGGCGCGCTGTGGCCGCTGAACGCTCGGACACGGGTCACAGCGCCGCGACTGATCGGCGTGGATGGCGATCTGCTCATCTCGCAGGTCGAGCACTCGATCGGCGATGCCGGTCAGGTCACGCAGCTCAGTCTCGTACGGCCGGACGCATTCGCGCCGGAGCCGACCGCAACAGTCAAGGATCCGACCACGCCCAGCGGCGGGGCATGGAAAGAGCTCGCGAAGGGAGCACTCTGATGGCGGTGGACCGCGAGACCCTGAACCAGCTGCGGCATCTCTTGCGGCCGCTCACCGCGCGCGCGGCGAACGCTGTGGCGCGCGCGGTGGTGCAGCTGGTCGACGACGAGACCAAGCTACAGCTCCTCCAACTCGGGGTGCTGGCCGGCGAGGTCGTCGACGGCGCCGAGCACCATCAAGCCTACGGGTTCGCGTCGGTCCCGCTCGCCGGCGCCGAGGCGGTGGTGCTGTTTCCGGGCGGCGACCGCGCGCATCCGCTGGTCGTGAGCGTATCGGATCGACGCCATCGCCCGACCGGCGGCGAGCCCGGCGAGGTCACGGTCTATAACCACGCCGGCGCCAGGGTGATCCTGATGGACGACGGCAGCGTCGAGATCCAACCCGGCCCGGGCGGCGAGGTCCTGATCCGCAGCTCGGGCGGGACGGTCGATCGGCTGATCACCAAGGCCGAGTTTAACGCGCACACGCACCCGACGGCAGCGACGGGAGCTCCGTCGGCGCCGACCGTGCCCGCGGTCGGCACCTCGGTTCTGCGCGCCCAGTGACCCCGGCTTGACGGGGCGGCACTGGCGTGATCCGTGAGGGTGGGTGCCCTTCGAGCGCCCCACCCTCGCCGAGCTGATCGATCGGGTCGGCGGCGACCTGCGAGGCCGGCTCGAGATCGAGGGCCCCATCCTGCGCCGGGCGATGGCGGATGTCCTCAGCGCGGTATGGGCCGGCGCGGTCCACACGCTCTATGGGTTCCTCGACTGGCTGTCGGAGCAGCTCTTCGCCGATCTGTCCGAGCGCGAACAGCTCCTGCGGCAAGCCGCGCTCTACGGGATCACGCCGACCGCGGCGAGCTTTGCGGACGGCGACGTCGTCGCGACCGGATCGCTGGATGGAACCAGCATCCCGGAGGGCACGATCCTCCGCCTCGACGCGGTCACGTCGTATCGCACGACGAGCGATGGAGTCATCACGTCCGGGACGGCAACGATCCCGGTGATCGCGATTTTGGCCGGCTCCGATTCGAACCTGCCCTCGGGCACGAGCCTTGGCTTCGAGAGCCCGATCGAGACGGTCGACTCCGCGACCACCGTCGACTCGGGCGGCATCACCGGGGGCGTCGACGAGGAGGGCACCGAGGAGCTGCGCGACCGGCTGCTACTGCGCCTGCGGGAGCCACCCGAAGGCGGCGCCGACCAGGACTACGAGGCGTGGGCGCTCGCGGTCGCCGGCGTCACGCGCGCGTGGGTCTATCCCAACGAGCTCGGGCTCGGCACCGTGGTGGTCCGCTTCGTTCTCGATGGCGAGGTCGACATCTTCCCGGGCGCGGGCGCGGTAGCCGATGTGCAGGCGGCGCTCGAAGAGCAGCGACCGATCACCGCCGAGGTCACCGCCGAGGCGCCGACCGAGCTCGCGGTGGCGTTCACGATCCACGTCGTGCCCGACAACTCCGGCACTCGTGCCGCGGTCGCCGCCGAGCTCGCCGACCTCCTGGTTCGCGTGGCCGAGCCTGGCGACGGCGCCGGCCGCGGCACGGTGCTGCTATCGCAGATCCGCACGGCGATCGGCGTCGCCGAGGGCGTGACCGACTACACGATGACCGTGCCGAGCGCTGACGTCGTACCGGCGACCGGCGAACTATCAACCGTTGGAGTGATCACATGGACATGACCAGACGCCTCATCGCGACGCTCGCGCTGCTCGCGGCCTGTGGCGAGAAGACCGAGCCCAAGCCGAAGCCCGAGGTGAAGGCTCTCGGCGGCGTGATCTCGCCGACCGCGCCGGCCCCCAGCTTGACCAGCCTCACCGCCGGGATCCCGGGCACGAGCAACGGGCAGACGATCAGCTGGGACGGCACCGCATGGACGCTGAGCGACGAGTGCTCTGATCCGACGAGACGGTACTGCCACGTCGACGAGATGAACTTCGTCTCGAGCTCGGCGTGCGCGACGCTCGGCGAGCACTTCCTCGGCGCGGCGCAGAGCGGCGGCACATGCACGCTGTCATCGACGAGCACGCATCCATCGATCATGGTGTTCTCGACGGTGGGTAGCGGGACCGGCGGGGTTCGCTACTCGTCCGCTGGCGCCGCGACGTTCTCGTTCGGCGGTGGCGCAGGCGAGAGCTGTGTGACCGAGCTCGTGAACTGGCAGACCCTATCGACGTCCGGGGAGGAGTACTCCACGCGCTTCGGGTTCGGCGTGTTCTCGGGCTTCGCCGAGCCGGCCGATGGCGTCTATGCGCGATACGACCGCGCGGCCAATGGCGACATCTTCGTGTTTCGCACGTGCACGAACTCGACCTGTACGACGCTACCGCTCGACGGCACCGGTGGGACGACCAACTCACCGATCGCGGCCGACACCTGGTACACGACGAAGATGTGCGTGAACGGGGCGGGGACGAGCGCGACGATCACGATCAACGGATCGCTGCGCGGGACCATCACGACGAACATCCCGCTCGAGTCGGCCTCGCGTAGAACCGGCGTCGGCGGGAACCACGTCAAGTCGAACGGAACAACGGCGCGGCTGTTCAACCTCGACTACGTGAAGATATCGCTCCCTTTTTCAGTAGCTCGTTGATCGGCCGTCCGACCTTCAGCGAGCAGCACAAGCGGACGCACCTAGCGCTCAGCGGGCACCCTAACGTCACGATCCAACTACCGTCGAGCATCAACACGAACTGGACCACGCTTCGGCCGGCGTACATCCTTCTGCACGGTCGCGGCACCGGCGGCGCGGCGACGATGCAGACTGACTGGGATCTGAATGGGCTCGAGAACCAGTCGGGACTCGGCGCGTTCGTGCTCGCGCCGGAGGGCACGGTGGACGGATCGACGAAGTTCTGGGATGCGAGCGAGAGCTGTTGTGACACCGGAGGCCTCAACCCAGACGACTCGACGTACCTCTCGAACCTGATCACCGACCTGATCGCGGTGGGATGGCCGATCGATCCGAATCAGACGTGGATCATCGGGCACTCGAACGGGACGTTCATGGGCTACCGGATGATCTGCGAGCACGCGAACCAGTTCGTGGGCCTGATCGCGCTCAGCGGTCAAGCGCGCTCGGCGAGCGACGCGGCGTGCACGCCATCGCGAGTCGTGAACATCCTCGACGTTCACGGCACGTCGGACGCTGCGATCGCGTACACCGGCGGCACGTTCCCCGGCATGCCCGAGGCGTACGTCGGATCGCGAACCGTCGGCGGAACCATCGAGCAGGCCAAGGGGTGGAACGGGTGCAGCGGCTCGATCACCGAGACCGGCACCGGCGTCTATGACCATGACACCACGGTCGGCGGCAACGAGACGGATACGTGGGCCGTCGGCGGATGCCCGGTCAACGGCACCGTCGAGCACTGGGAGATGGTCGGCTCGCAGCACAGCCCGACGCCGGCGACCACGACGTTCGCGACCGACATCGATGCGTGGGCACGCGCGCACGCGAGGCAATAGGAGGAGCGCATCATGTACCTGCAGAGCATCCCGATCACCACGCGCCGCGAACACCTCTTCCGCCTCGCGACGTCTGGCGGTGGCGTGCTGAGCGGGCAGACGTTCTCCGGATCCGAGATCCAGGTCAGGAAGGCCGGCGGCAGCTACGCGAACGCGGCGAACTCCGGCTCGGTCTCCGAGCTCGGCTCCACCGGCGTCTATGTCCTGGGGCTGTCGACCGGCGAGCTCGACACGCCCGGGGCGCTGGCGATCCGCGTGAACAAGTCCGGCGCGCTCGTCTGGGAGTACATCGACGAGGTCGTGCCGGCGCAGTTCGGCACCGCGGCGACCGGCACCTTGACCGCGAGCTCGTTCACGACGTCGCTCACGAACGGGAACAACGTATGGATCGACGCGCTGATCCGATTCCATACCGGCGCGCTCGCAGGCCAAGTGAAAAAGATCGGCGCCTACCTCAACTCCGGCGGCCTCGTCACGCTGGTAACTGACCTCGCGTTCAGCGCGGCGCCGGCCAACGGGGACGTGTTCCAGATCTTGAACGAATGACGCATGTCTCTGATCCTGCATCTCTCGTTCGACGCCGTCGACGATGGCGGCGGGTCGTCGCCGCCCGCGCCTCCGACGCCGACGGCGCTGGCGTACGCGCGCATGATGAGCGCACTGCTGCCGCCCGGCAGGCTCTGGCGCCTCGTCGATAGCACGCTCTCGAACGTCCTGACCGCCTGCGGTGACGAGCTCGCGCGCGTCGACGCACGCGTGGCCGACCTGCTCGACGAGGCCGACCCGACGACGGCCGTCGAGATGTTGCCGGAGTACGAAAGCGAGCTCGACCTCGAGGCGGCCGCCACGATCGACGAACGCCGCGCTCGCATCATCTCGCGGCTCATCGCCCGACAGCGCTATCGGCCCGTCGACTTCCAGGCCGCGCTCGCGCCGCTCCTCGACCAGCTCCCCGAGGACGTGGTGGTGATCGAGAACTCGCATGCGTTCGCGGTGTCGGTCGACGACGAGCGCGAGATCTATCGCTTCTTCATCTACCGCGATCCCGCCGAGCCCGGCCTCACCGGCGCGTACTTCGTCGACAGCGCGCAGGATCTCGTCGATGCGATCAAGCCGTCGCATACCGAGGGCTACGTGATCGAGAGCATCGACTTTCTCTGCGATGATCCATTCTCGCTCTGCGACAGGGACATCCTGGGGGCCTAGCGATGTCGCTCATCCTTCACCTGGGGTTCGGCGAATCCGGCGGCGGCGGCGGCGGCGGCGGCGGTGGCGGCGGTGGTGGCGTGACGCTCGCGATCGCCGGGGGCTCGCTGATGACCGCGGTCTCGAGCGCGATCCAGCTCGCCGATATCGCGCTCGTGTGGAGCGGCGATGGCGATGCAGACCTCGCCCTGATCGACGATGACATCGCGTCCGACCGGGGCCTGGTGACCGCCGTCTTGCTGTCGCTGTTCACGGATCGTCGAGCCGAGACCGACGACGCGCCGCCGAGCGGCGACGCGCGCGATCGACGAGGGTGGTGGGCGGATCAGTTCGTGTCCGTCGAGGGCGACGGGATCGGCTCGAGGCTGTGGCTCCTCGATCGCTCCAAGCGCACGAACGAGACGGCGCTGCGCGCCAGGGAGTACGTGCTCGAGGCGCTGGCGTGGATGATCGAGGATCGCGTCACGTCGGGCATCGACGTCGAGGTCGAGCTCACGACGAGCGCACTGCTGATCGCGGTAGGATTGCAGCATCCCGGTCGGGACCCGGTGGCGTTCCGCTTCGCGCATACGTGGGACCACTTGCAGGAGGACGCGTAGATGCCCGCCTTCACGATCACCGCCGTCAACACCTCGACCGAGGCGCTCACGGCCGCCGGGCACGGCCTCGTCACTGGCGATCGTTTCCGACTGCGCAACGTCGGCGGCGCGTTGCCCGCCGCGACGCCGTCGCTCGCGCCGGTCACTGACTACTTCGCGATCCGCGTCGACAACGACAACATCAAGGTCGCGGTGTCGAACGCGGACGCGATCGCGGGCACGGCAGTAAACCTCACCGGCGCCGGCACCGGTACTCACCTGATCGAGTACGGATTGCCGTACTGCATCCCGCGGATCGCCGCGCCTGGAAGTCAGGTGTTCAGCGCAGATCTGAACGCGCAATGGAACTCGCTTGTCGCGCTCTACGATCTACTGACCGCGCAGACACAGAGCATCTTCAGCGGCGTCTCACTCGCCGGCGCGCTCTCACTCGCCGGCGCGCTCTCGGTCGGTGGCGACTTCGCGCTCACGGGTCGCCGAACGCCGGGTTTGCAATACATGCACAACGTCGGGCTCGTTGCCTTGAGCGGCGTCGCTGCGGTGCTACTCGAAGGGAACGTTAGCGCGGGTGCTGTGACTCGCGTGTCGTTACTGACCGACGTGACCATTCAGGTGTTCCCGCTCGTGATCCCGGTCGGTCGCATCACGGGATGGCAGGTGTCGCTGAACAAGCAGAGCGCGTCCGGCACGATCAGCGCGAAGCTCGCCGAGGGCGACTCGGCGATCGGCGGCGGCTCGGGGACGGGCGTTCAGATTGGTGCCACGCAGACCAACAGCGCGAACGCCCCGGGGGCCATCTCGCTAGGCCAGACCGGACTGACAACGTTGATGACGGCGGGCCGTGAGTACTGGATCGAGGTCACCGGCGGCGGCGTGACCGGGGATCTCGTGATCGCCTATTCGGCGACGGTCGAGGCATAGCAGTCGGAGCGCTGGTCTGCGTTGTATAGCCATCCAACGGCCGTCATGTCGGCGAGGGCCGGCGCCGACTGGAGGACCTCGACGTGTGTCGTCGATCCGCAAGGGAAGTCACGACGATTCGTCGCGACCACGCCGCTCGATAGGAGCCGATACTCCAACATCCAGTCATCGCCGGTGCAGCGCGACACCACGTCGATGGTGATCGCCCCGCCAGGCCGCGCGACGGTGATCTCACATGCCGGTGGCTCGCGCTCCGCTGGATCCTCGGAGGCCACGCACGACACTGCAACCAAAGTGATCAGGGCCGACAATAGAGTGCGCATATTCATTGCCCCCAGGGTAACCCGGAATCCAGACGGCGGGCGGACATACACGGATCTCGGCGGGGTAGCAGGGGTGCGCGGGGACGGGCGGCCCCTCTATGATCGCACGCTTGCACGATCGAGGGCGCCCGTGTAACACGGACGGTGTCCGATCGCGACCGCTACCGCCCGAAGACACCGCCGAAGTCGGTGCGGGCGCAGACGGCGCGGCCCGAGCGAGACACGGAGCGAGACTCGGAGGCGAACTTCGAGCTCGACGCGGTGCCCGAGCACGAGATCCCTGATCTCGAGGCGCGCACGCCGGTGCATGGCGACCCGTTCGTGCGGATGGAATTCCGCCAAAAACGCGCATCGCGCCAGATGTTCGAGCTGGCATCGCGCCACCGCGCGATCGCCGGCGAGGTTGCCAAGCTCGACGAGCGGATCGAGGCCGTCGACGGAAAGCTCGATACGCTCCTCCAGGCCGAGCTCGCAGATCGCCGGGCGCGTGCGGACCGCGCCGAGACCGCGCGGATCGATCTCGATCGCGCCAAGGCGGCGGCCGACGAGGAGGACCGCAGGCGCGAATACGAGCTCCGTCGGACGACCGGCGCGTTTCGGGTCAAGGTCATCCTGGCGATCGTCGCGGCGATCTCGACGACGGTCGGCGCGTACTTCGCCGGGGGCGGCGGCCAGTGATCCCCGAGCTCGTCGCGGCGGTGGTCGGGCTCGGCGTC